CCCTGGAGGATATGTTGATCATGTAAATAGAGTAGTCAAAGGGGCATTATCTATGTCTTCGCTATGGGAAGAATTTGGAGCGGACATGAATACCTTTACCCAGGAAGAACTTGTATTTTCAGCAATCAATCATGATTTAGGGAAAATGGGAGATGAGAATGAGGATTCATATATCCCCCAAACTGATAAATGGAGAAGAGATAAATTAGGTGAAGATTATATGTTTAATAAAAAGGTACCTTTTGCCTCTGTTCCCGATCGTGGATTATTTCTCCTCCAATCTCATGGAATTCAATATACATTCAATGAAATGATAGCTATCCAGACTCATGATGGTCTATATGATGATGCTAATAAAAAGTATTTATTTTCATTTATGCCTGAACAGAAACCTCGCACATCATTACCATTTATTTTGCATCAAGCCGATTTAATGGCCGCAAGAATTGAATTTGAAATAGAATGGTTGCCTAAATTGAGGGGAAATATTCAAAATAACGTGGCCCCCCAGGGGAAGAATTTTACATTAACATCAAATAAAAAAACCAACACTAAATCCAAAGCACTTAACACAATAGCTAGCCCAGGATTAAAAAATATGTTAGATAGTTTATGATACTAGAAATAACAATAATACTTTTAGGTTTAATGGTCGTTATCTTCGGATATACGACCTTTAACCTTTTACGGAAAAGTGAAAAGCTTGAAGATATTGTTACTGAATATGATAATTATATCTTAAACCTAACAACATCACTCCAAGGATCTGAAGATAGATTAAAGGAAATAGATGATAAAGGTATATTTGAGGGTGATGATGAAATAGGTTGGTTTTTTAATGAAATAAAACAAATCCAAACTAACTTATCCAAGTTTAAGATCAACATCTAAAATGATAAAGAAAAAAAGAAGACCAAAGAGTAAAAATTATTTTACTCATGACACAGAACTGGCCATTGTTAAATACAACAATGAACCAGATTCTAAAGTTAGAAGTAAGATATATGAAGAAGAAATACATTACCCCTTCTTTAAACTTACCCAGAACATCATCCACACTTTTAAATTTTACCATACAGAAGTAGAGAACCTAGAACATCTCCAACATGAGATAATTGTTTTCCTTTTGTCTAAAATCCATCTATTTGATCCAACTAGGGGGGCTAAAGCTTATTCTTATTTTGGTACAATAGTAAAACGTTGGTTGATACTATATAATACTAAAAACTATACTAAAAAAATAAAAAACGTTGAAGTAGATGTTTTACTTAACGAAAATTCAACCCATACCTACTATATGGGAGATGAAAAAGTAAAAAGTGATTTAGACTTATACATAGACGAATTTGTAGGCCATGTCTCAGAAAATATATTTGAGATGTTCCCCAAGAAAAATGATGCCCAAATCGCAGACGCGATTTTAGAACTTTTCCGTAAACGAGAGGATTTAGAGATTTTTAATAAAAAAGCTTTATATATCTACATCAGAGAAATGGTAGACGTAAAAACCTCCAAAATTACTAAAATAGCTAATCAACTTCACGATATATTTAAATCTAGCTATGTGTTTTATTTAGAGAATGGGTACGCTAAATTCTAATCCCTTTCTAATCCAATATTTATAACCAAAATATTATGGGAGCATTAGACAATGTTGTATTTGGGAAAAAGAAATTTTCCAATATCCTTGAGGAAATATACAACAACCAAAAGAAAAAAGAAAAACAAATCTCCGGTTTAATATCTGAACTTAAACCTCTTATCTCGGATATAGGGGATGCTACTTTAATTGTTCCACTTATTAAAGAATACATGGAAATTGGCATAAAAAACGATGAACAATTAATTAAAATGTCAACTATAATACAACGCGCGCTTAATAATAGTTCAAGCGAAGATACCATGAGTATTACAGATGAAGAAAAAGAACAATTAATGGCTGAGTTGGATAAGCTTAGTTCCGATATAGAGAATAAAGATGGCAATTAAGTTTGGTTTTGCGGGTTTAAATCAAAATTTAAATTCAACAGATACCACCACCAATTTAGGGGGACAAATTAGTGAATTATTTTCAAAAACCCTATCAGTTAGGGTTAGGGATATCATCTTGGATGATACCCATCCTGATTTTAATAGATATGGTGGGTGGAATGGAGTTGGTACTATATTTTTTGAAGCTGTTAGCTTTCAAACAGATAAAAACAATTACTTACCAGTAGCAAAACCATTTAACCCTAATTTTAAAATCTACCCATTAATAAATGAAATAGTATATTTAATAAAACTCCCAGATACTAATATTGGAGACCAACCCAGTTCTGAGAGTTATTATTATTTAAATGCTATAAGTATGTGGAATCACCCTCACCACAATGCATACCCAGATTTAGTAGATGAGGGAACTAACCCAGCTCAACAAAAAGATTACCAAGATATAGAAGGAGGATCTGTTAGACGTGTTTCAGATAAATCAACTGAAATTAATTTAAATTCCCCTAAGATTGGAGGTACTTTTGTTGAAAAGTCTAATATCCACCCTCTTTTATCCTTTGCAGGTGACACCTTAATAGAAGGAAGATTTGGAAATTCTGTCAGATTAGGAAATACTTCCAAAACTACAAGTCGTTTATATAAAAACAACTGGTCTGGGGCTGGTGAAAATGGAGACCCTATTACAATTTTAAGAAACGGCCAACCCCAAGATTCAAGTGAAGAAGGATGGAAACCTCTAATTGAAAATATAAATAAGGATTTATCTTCTATTTACTTAACCTCTCACCAGAGTATTCCACTTAATTCTTCATTTACATCTTACCCTGCTATTGAAACACCACCTGAATCTCTTGGGTCTTATAATAAACCTCAAGTTATTTTAAATTCTGGTAGGTTAGTTTTTAATTCTAATACTGATAGTATCATTTTAAATTCTAAAAAATCAACCTCAATATCTTCAGTTGAAGATGTAGGATTGTATTCTAGAAACGGAGGTATAAACTTATTAGGAGATAAAATTAGAATAGGAGATACCTCAGCATCTCAATCTTTGGTTTTAGGGGATACTTTTATGGATCAACTTTCCCAATTTCTTATATCTGTTAGTTTATTAATGGATTCACTTTCTAGCGAACCTTCTTTAAAAATTGCAAGTTTAAGTGCTCAAAACCTTAAAATAATTGCGGATGAGATGAAGGACCAAATCCCTAGCTTTTTATCAAAAATCTCAAAAACGGTATAAGATGGGAGAAGAACAACTATTACAACTTTCTACTTTATTTCTTCAATCTCCTCAAGGAGAAAAATTTATAAATGACCAAGTTGATTTTGACCAGCTGGAAGAACAGTTAGTTGATTTTGATGGGGTGAAATTTTCAACCCTAACTCGAGAAGAAAGAAAAAAAAGAAGGGCAGAGAGAAAAGCAGGAAGAAAATTAAGTAGAGAAGAGAGAAAAGAAAAAATTAAAAAATTAAAAGAAGAATCAAAACTTTTTATACCTGTAATAAAATCTTTTAAAGTTAAGGGGAGGGTTTATGATAAACAAACTGGAAAACCTGTAGAGGGTGCTCCTATAACAGGACTATTCCTAAACATCTCAACTAAAAAACCAAAAACAGATTCTCAAGGAGAGTTTGAAATTGAAATAAAACTCCCAATTTTACCAGTTAATGGTAAAGTACTTAATTTAGCCCAATTAGGCGAAAATACAGAGAATTTAGGTAGTGATATAGGGGTGGTTGAATCAACTATAACCCCGGGGGTGCAAGTACAAAAAAATACTTTAGATTTAGCTGGTCCCCAACTTATATACACAAAATCAGGATATGTACCAACTACCCAAAACATATTAAACAGAGATAATACAGTTAAAACTGACCTAAATTTAGCTAGTCTAGTAAATATAGACGAATCAGTAAAACAAGTAAAATCTCAACTTCAAAATGAAATAGATAAAGTAAATAAAACTTTACCTTACTTATACCAAAGTGCCCCAGAACTTGTATTGGTAGCCCGGAGAAAGAGTATAATGAATGTTACAAAAATAATCAAAACTAGGTTACTCCCCCTAGCTTTAGGTTTATTAGTTGTTTTTGGTATAACTAAATTATCTCAAAAAGC